TGGCTTTCCAGAATTCTGTTGCAAACTTCTCGAGTGGTCGATAGGCTTAGGGCATGCGTAAGGATGCGCTGACTGAGACCACGACGGACTCGGGCGCATCCTTCGCCTGCTTCATGAGAGGAGCACAGCATGGCGAAGGCAGATACCGCAAGTACCCTCGTTTCCGCGTTGGCAGCGGCACAGATTGAACTGAAAAACCCAGTGTTTGACCGGGAAAACGGCGCTTTCCGCAATGGCGGCAAGGTGTCGAAGTACGCATCATTGGCGGCACATTTGGATGCGATCCGACCTGTCCTGGCAAAGCACGGCATTGCCGTCACTCAGTCAGTCTTTGGCGTCGGCGGCGTTCTCGGCGTTGGTACGCACCTGTACTTTGGTGACGAGAGCCGCAGCACTACGATCGAAGTGCCGCTACCAACCACGGCGCATGCCCTGGTGGGGATGACCACCTACCTTCGCCGGTGCCAGTTGGCGGCCATGGTTGGGGTAGTCGGCGATGATGACCACGATGGCAACGATGTAGTTGAGCCTGTCAAGGCGCCGGCGCGACCCGAGCCGACGGCACAGGAAATGTCCTCGCGTCTTGAGGCGATCCGCGCGAAGCAGAACATTGAGAAGGCAGTATCTGGGAAGCTCCCGATGCCGGCGCCGGCTAAGGGCTTGACCAGGTTGAACGGTTGCGTCGCCAAGGTGGAGACCCGCCAAACTTCTAGGGGCGATGTCTACAAGGTGTATTTGGAGACGGGCGAAATGCTGACCGCATGGCCGAACCTTGAGGGCGTCGGCATTCTGTCGCCTGGTTACTACGGTGAGTTCAATTGCACCGTCAAGGACGGCGGCAAGTACGGCCCCGAGTACACGATCAAGGACTTCACCGAGGTGCTGCAGGGAGAGGAGATTCCATTCTAATGAAGCGCCGTGCAAACTGCAGTTTGTCAGAGGCGGCGGACGAAGTGCGGCACAACCTTGCTGTCGGCATGTCGTTTATGGAGGCGTTGAGAGATGCCAGTGATACGTACGGAGAGTCAATGGCAGAGATTGCGACCGAATGCGCCAAGCGTTCTGCCCGTAAACGTCAGTTCCTAGCGCAGTGCAAACTGCATGCGAAGGAGTTCCATATGTGGAAAAAAGTTGTTCGCATTGAGGACAAGAATCTGTGGGATAAGTCATGACCATACGCAACCACTTCGCAGCAATCGTTGGTGCACTGCGTGACGCCCGAGTTGTGTGGGTGGACGCGCTGCAGCATTGGATGGTCTTTGACCCGATGGAGTTCCGGTACAAGCACGATAAAGGGCTTGCCGAGCGCGTAGTCACTGACTACGTCATGCGCGAGTTCCCGGACAAGTTGCCTGGTCGGTTTGCGCGTGAGGCAATGGCTTACGCCAAGACCGACGATACAGTCGCGCGATCCTTTGAGGACTTTGATGCCTCGAGCGGCTTGATTGGTACGCCGCTCGGGGCCATCCGCATTGACACCGATGAGCTCCTTGACCCATCGATTGCCTATCCCATCACGATGACGGTGACGCAAGCGCCGGACATCGGGTACATCGATAGCCGCTGGGAGCAGTTCGTAGGCGAATCCATGCCCGACCATGCGGCCAGGCAGTGGCTACAGATGTGGGCAGGGTCATGTCTGACGGGCGTCAGCAACCAGCGTTGCCTGGTGTTTGTCTACGGGCCAGGCGGCACCGGCAAGTCGATCTTCGTCGAGACCCTGCTGCATGCCTTTGGGGACTACGGTTGCATCATTCCTGCGGAGGTGCTGTTGGGCGCCCGAGGCAGTGACGGCGCCTACTGGAAGGCAGTCCTGAAGGGCAAGCGCATGGCGGTGGTCAATGAGACCGGCGAAGGGGACTACTGGAACGCGCCGGCGGCCAAGTCCCTGACCGGTGGGGACACCATCCATGCCCGCAACCCCTACGGGCGCCCGTTTGCGTTCACGCCGACCCACAAGTTGATTGTTGTGAGCAACGACCCGCCTCAGTTGGGGAAGGTCGATAGCGCCATGCGGGATCGGATGGCTGTCCTGCGGTTCGAGACACGCCCTACGATCCGCGATACGGGGCTCAAGGCAACATTGAGGGCAGAAGCCGGCAAAGTCCTTGGATGGGCACTGGAGGGCTTGTACCGCCTGCAGGACGAATTCAAGGGAGACTTGATGGCAGCGATGCCTGTCAGCATCCGAGCGTTTACCGATGAGTACCTGACGGACGTCGATACGGTTGGGGAGTGGCTTGCCGAAAGCACTGAGACCGACTGGGATTGCCAGATGGGGCATCGACCGATCTACGCCTCCTACAAGGCATACGTCGAGGGAGTCGGCAGGAAGCCCAAGAGCTGGACGAACCTACGCAATGACCTGATTGAGCGGGAGGCGCTACGGGACGTCCGCACGGCCAAGAGCAGGGTTTACATCGGTCTACGGGTGCAGGAGGTGTGGCAGTAGTGTCACCCGTCACCCGACTGTCATCCGAATCGATCGAGAATTCGTGGATAGATTTACCAATGACAGTAGTGACACTCTTTTTACATAAATATATATATACACCTATAGCCTCTTGCTGCAAGTAATTGTTCCGAAACGTCTGTCACAACTGTCATGGAGTCACAAGGATGAGCGACCTGGAGACCGAGAATGCCTCACTACGCGCCCTGCTAGCCGTATTGACTGCCGAGATCAGCACCAAACGAGACCAACTAGCCAACGTGCGCGAGCAGATCGCCAGCATGCAGCGCTTGATGTGCACGCCCATGAGCGTGAAGAGCACTGGCATGAATGGCACCACTGAAAGCGTTAGGCAGCGCCGGGACACCATTGAAGACCTTGGGCCGGCGCCAAGTCCAAGCCGGTGCATCACTGATGCTGACATTGAGAAGGCGTTCTATGAGGGCTCAGGATGACCAATTCCCGCCTGAAAGGCAAGAACGGGGAGCTTGACGCCTGTAGAGCGTTGTCGAAGGTGTTCCCGTTCGCCTGGCAGCGCACTGCCCAGCGCTATGGCAAGGGCAAGGCTGATGTTGAGGCTATGGTGCCATGGAACATTCACGTAGAAGTAAAGCGCCGCAAGACTGGCTACACCTATGTCTACAAGCGCCTAGCAAATGACCTTCTGATTACTAGTGGAAGTCTGCTGATTTGCCGGCTGTCCAAGTTGGTTGAAGTGATGCACGATGGGGTGGTGTTACCCAATGTTGCACCGCGTTGCGCTGGTCTTGAGGATGCAATGCTCCAGGCACGTACTGATGCCAACTGTCACTGGTTACCTGTGGTGCTTGCTCGTCAGGATGATGAAGAATGGCTATTAGCGTGGAGGGAAGAGCACGACACACGACTCATGGAAGAGGTGCGCAAATGGCTAGGTGGAAATACCACGCAGGCTTAGGTAAGCCCATCACCATGATTAACACTGTGCGTTCGCGCGGTGGTACATGGACACGCATAGCGAAGGCGCATAAAGCAGTGCATATGCAGTGTGCTCACTGTGGTGCTGTCGCTAATTTGCAGACTGACCACATCATTCCATTGCACAAAGGTGGTAAGAATGAGTGGAAAAATTTACAAAGTTTGTGCGTTATTTGCCATAATCTGAAGACTTATAAGGACTTTCATTGACGATCCCCCGTCATGACCCCGAGGCCCCCCCACCCCCAAGGGCACCGCGCTTTGGAACCGCTAAAACCGACAAGCGCCGTAAACACTTGAAACGACCGCCTTTATGCGCCGACTTAGCGGACGCCTACGCCGAGTCGATTGCCAGCGGGAGCGCGGTGGCGAATTTGCGCATCGTCGATTCATGCAAGCGTTACTTAGCCGAGCGCAAGGCGCCGGCATCGCATGAGGTGTGGTGGGACGAGCCCCGAGCTGAGGAAGCGCGAGCGTTTGCGCGCCGGTGCGGCCAGGGCGTTGAGGAGGGCGCCGGCAAACCATTGGAGTGGATGCCTTGGCAATGCATGGTGGCGATGGTGCTGCTCGCCAGGCGTCGAGTCATCGGCAAGGTCAAGACAGATACCCCCGCTACCAAGGCGCTGCTGCTAGTTGTGGCACGTGGCAACGGCAAGACCGAGTTTGCGGCGTCGATGATCATGGCGGCGATGCGCGACACCTCGACTAGTTTGGAGTTCTCATCGGTTGCGCCGGATGGTCGGTTGGCGCAGAAGACGTTTGAGCGTATGGCGACCATGTGCCGGACACTGGCGCTTGATGACGTGGACAAGGACGAGGAAGGATGGAAGTCATCGGGAGGATCGACACCCGCTCACCCTGGCCGCGTCCGCCACGGCGGCAATCGGTACATATCTTTGCCCTGCAGTGACAAGGCTCTTGACGGTTTGACCACGCGCCTGGTGGTGGCGGATGAGATTTCACGCATGCCGAAAGCCGTCGGGCGTTTGCTGACCGGACTCGCCAAGTTCGCTACGTCGCAACTGTTGGCGATCACCACACCTGATCCCGAGCAGAAAACCACGCCGATTTGGGGCTATTGGCAGGCTTGCGAGGCTGCAATTAGTGACGGAACCCCCTATCCCGCAGGCTGGTGGCCCATGATTTACGGGCTAGACGCCGACGATCAGGCGTCCGATCCTGCTGTTTGGGCGAAGGCGCACCCCGGTTTAGGCGTCATTGTTGACCCCACGCAGTTGCAATTAGCCGCCCAGACCATGTTAAACACCGGTGATCCGGTGCAAATTGCCGAGTTTGAAACGCAGTTGGCGTGCAGATATCACGAGATTGCAACCACTGACATCGATCTTGCGGTACTTGAGCGGCAGATGGTGGACTGCGACTGGGAGCGCTTGCGCGGAGCGCCGGCTGTGATCGGTCTTGACCTAAGCCGCGGTGGTTACGGAGCGCAGCTCGACTTAACCGCGCTCACAATCATGGTTGTCGATGGTGGCATCATCCGCGCACGCAACGTGTGCTGGTGGGCCGGCACGGACATCGCGCTTGACGAAAAGCGCTGCAAGAACCCGCTACAGGTGTGGATTGAGGCAGGACATCTGCGCCGCATGCCTGGTGAATGGCAAGATATGTCGATTGTTGAGGCTGAAATCGAGCATTTAATGGCGCTTTATGACGTCCGCAAGATCGGAGTTGATCCGCATCCAGCGCAAGCGCGTGACATTCGGAGGTGGCAAGACCGCGGGTGGCCCATCGTTGCGGTCGATCAGAGCATCAGAACCATGGCGCCGGCGTGGAAACTATGGGGCGATTTGCTCAAATCCAAGCAGTTGTGCTACCAAATCGACCCGGTACTCGCGTCGGGACTCAACAACGTGCGCCTGATTCGCGACAACGTCGGCAACACGCGACCGGTCAAGGGACGCAGCGCCGGCAACATGGATGTCATCGTTTCCGGCAACATGGCAGCGCTATTGATGGAGCATCACCAGGTGCGCGAGGCAACCGGACTAAGTACGAGCAGTTGTCCGATCGGGTGAAGTAAGTACTTCACCGTGAAGATATTTTTCGTTTAGGTGCCAAGTCCATAAATCGCTATTGACAGTCCTAGGCGGACTTGTTCCATGCTCTGCGTGAGCATCTTCGCCAGGTTCATGGGATTCAGAAGCGCCACGGTCGTCTATGCACGGCCGGAGCCGCTAGCCGCACCGGCTATAACGTCCCTGCCTGCGGTCGTTCGAGCGACTCAACTGATATCGGCAGACCTTGCACGGCTACCGTTCCACGTCGTTGATAGCGATGGTCAGTTGGTCGACTCGCCGATTACACAACTGATGACACGCGATGCTTCGCGCTGGCAGTCAGGTTACGAATTCCGCCGCTACATCACTGCTTGTGCGCTTGAATCCGGCAACGGTGTCGCGCTGATTCGCCGCGATACCACGGGCGCCGTTGCTGAATTGCAACCGATGCCAATGAACGCCATCAGTTCAGAGATGACTGAAGATGGTGTGGTCTACAAGCTCGCCGGTGCTACGTTGTCCTCCGACCAGGTGCTTCACCTTGGTTGCTACCCCGACCCGCTGCGCCCGGACTGGTTCATTGGGCCGATGGACGCCGCTCGCGCTGCGTTCAATCTTGCTGCAGACCAGGACGCGGCACACTCGGCGCTCATCCGAAGTGGTGGAAAGATTTCAATTTCCCACCCCGGCGCCATGTCGGATCAGACAGTACAAGCCATTCGCGACGCCTGGCAGACCATGCACGCGACGCCCGATGGCGCATCGCGCCCGCTCATCCTCCGAGAGGGAATGAAGGCCGAAAAGATTAGCGAGAGCACGTCCAACGTCCTAGAGTCGCGCCGTTTCTCAATTCAGGAAGTCGCTCGCGCATTTGGCATCCCGCCCGAAATGTTGTATCAGCAGGGTGGCGGCGCTCTTGCATCGCAATCGGAAACCGCTCGCGCCTACGTTGACGGCGCACTTGCCCAGTGGGTGAGCGCGTGGGAGTCGGAGATCACGCGCAAACTCTGCAGGCCCGGTGAGCATGCACGTCTCGACGTGGACGTCCTGCTTCGCGGAAACATGCGGGACGCCGGAATGGCTCTGTCCAAACTGGTGCTCGCCGGGATTATGTCCGGCAACGACGCACGGCACCGGCTTGGCTTGCCTCCACAAGAGGGGCTTGACGATGCCAAGGTCTCCATGCCTGGCGGCATGAGCGGAGTCCAGGGCGACAACGCCGGCGAAGGCAACATGGGGGACGAAAATGCTTGAGATTCGCACAGCCAAACTAGCCATGACGGGCGACAAGATCGGCGGATACGCCTCGGTTTATGACGCTCCAAGCCACCCACTGACCATCCGCGGCATCAATGGCGGCAAGCCATTTACCGAACGTGTCGCCCGCGGCGCTTTTGATTCGTCACTCGGCAACAACATTTCCCTGCTTGTCGGTCACGATTCGCGCGATCTACTTGCCAACACCAAGAGCGGACTGCTGCAACTGCGCAGCGATCAGCACGGCCTTGCGTTTGAAGTAACGCTGCCCGACACCCAACGCGCTAAGGACGTTCGCCAGTTGGTGGACGCTGGCGTCTTGTCTGAAATGTCGTTTGGTTTCCAAGTCATCGCCGACAGTTGGGTCGGCAACACTCGCACACTCTCGCAGGTTGCGCTGCGGGAAGTTTCCATCGTTGAAAACGGCGCTTATCCGCAGACAAGTGCCGAAGCAAGAACCCTCCAGTCGGGCCTTGCCCGTCTACGTCTGCGTCTAAGGATGCCGCTATGAAACTGTCCGAAATGTTTGAGACCCGTAAGGCGCTCGTTGCAGAGCGCGATTCCATTCTCGCCCAGGACACCATGTCCGTCGAAGTCGAGGCCCGCGGCCACGAAGTCGCCAACGAACTCGGCAAGCTCGATGCAGAGATCCGCGCCGCGCAAGTGCGCGAGCGTTTCGCTTCATCGTCTGCTATCGAGAACACCATCAAGAAGACCGAGGATCGGTCGATGGACATCCGCGCTTCCAAGAAGTACGAGGATCAGTTCGTCAACTACCTCCGCACCGGTCAGATTCCGGAACAGCGTGAACTCATCACTACCGCGTCAAGTTCGATCTTGATTCCTAAGGTCTATCAGGATGCGGTTCTTAAGTACCTGAGTGCCAATTCTGTGATGCGTAACTTGGCAGATTTGCGCACTGGCGTTCAGGGCTACCAGACCCTGCGCTTCAGCACGCTGAAGACTGCGGATTACACCAGCGCCTGGACTGAACCCGATACCGGCACAGTCGCCACGACTGCTGCTGATCCGTTGTTCAAGGAAGTTCCCCTGGCACCGGTTCCATGTTTGCCAAAAACCGAAGTCAGTCAGCAACTGATTCTTCAATCGGACTCTGGATTTAACGTCGAAATGGAAGTCATCGACCACTTGCAGCGCCAGCTTTTGCGCAACCTTGAATGGGGCTACATCGGCGGCACCGGCACGAATGCACCGACGGGCATCTTTACCGTCAAGGCGTCCACTGGTGTAACGACTGACATCAACATCACCACTGCGACGAGCACTGGTACTACCCGCGCCCTGGCAATCACTGCCGGTGCAACGGTTGCCAAGCTCCTCGAAATGCGCTATACGAAGTTGCCTGCAGCGTATTGGGGATCTTCTGCTTGGATCCTTCCGCAGGACACGTACGCAGCAATTTCTGGACTGCTGGTCAATTCGGTTCCGATCTTTGTCCCAAGTTCGGACTACCAAGTGCTGCAGAACGCTGCGCCGTTTACGCTCATGGGCCTCCCGGTCTACGTAACTGAGTACCTCCCAGCGCACGTTGCAACCGCCAGCACTGGCAAGAACTGCATCGCAGTCTTGGGCAACATCTCCGAAGCATTCGCAATCCGCGAATGGGGCGGCATGTCCATCACCCGCGACGAGTTCTCCCTGTCCGGTACTGCGCGTATCCGTTACCAAGGCATGCAGTTTGCCAACTCCAATTTCACCCGCGTCAACGCGCTGGTGCAGTTGCAAGTGACGAACGCCTGATTCTGATCCTCTCATCCTTCGGGTGGGTGGGGCTTCGGCTCCACCCCCCCGTTGCGAGGAACCATGGCTCTAGACCTAGCAAAGTTCAGAAGTTTTGCCCGCATCCCGCACAACGAGGATGATCCGGCTATTGCGATTTGTTGGGCAGGAGCAGTTCGTGAACTAGAGGAGCGCACCGGGTGGTGCGTGGAGAGTGTCACCCGAACGCAGTGGGTGCCCTCAGCGCCCGTCACGATCTACGGCGGTCTGTACCTCAAGTTGGATCGGCAAGGCGACCTAGCCGGCACTACGGCGCTTTATAGCGATAGTGCGACAGTGCCCCTAACCGGCACATGTGCCAAGATCATGATCAACGGTTTGATCTACGTTGATATGGAAATTGATGCTCTAACCTACCCGGTCACCCTCACCGTAACAGCCGGCAACGCCGCCCTGAACCCGCTGCTTGAGCTGGCGCTACTAAACCGCGTCGCGCAGAAGGTTGCGGAACGCGGCGATGACACCAGGGCGCTGGACTCGACCTACTGGGATCGGATCACCGGCATGATGGGTAAGGGGATTGGTTAATGTCAATGGGCCACGTTCCATCCGGAATGATGCGCCTCGTAATGACGGCGCAGAATCCAGTACGCACGGTTGATGCATTTGGCCAGGCGTCTGAGTCCTGGTTGTCATTCGCGACCCTGCCAGTACACGTGGAACTTGCCAACACTTCGGACACCATGGACGATGGCGGCCCAGCGACGCGCACGGATTGGCGCATCCTTGCCGCTTGGCATCCGATGATGTCCAACCGCAGCCGGTTGCTGTGGTACGACAATGGCACCGAGCGCACGTTTACCGTGCGCGCCTGCTGGGATCGCGACCAACGCCGGCGGCGCCTTGAGATTGAAGCGTCGGAGGTGACGCCATGACCGTAGTCAAAGTCACCGTTGACACCAAGGAAGTGCGCGACACCCTGCGCCGGCTGTCTCCGCGCCTGAATGAGTCCGTGCGCAAGAAGGCGATCCGCAAGGCCGCGAAGCCGTTTACCGCAGCGCTGAAAGCACTCTGGATCAGCGCACCGTACAAGGGCAAGAACCCGCACCGTAAGGCAATCGCCGCGGCGACAAAACTAAACTCACCGAAGCGCATGGGCGGCGAAGGCTCCCCGATCCGCGTTGAACTCGGCATCATCCTTGGCAAGAAGGGCGGCGCCAGGGCAAAGGGCATGCAGTACGTCTACCCCTGGCTAGAGAACGGATTCAAGCACAAGGCATCGGGCAAGTTTATTCCGGGCTCGCACCGCAGCTTGGCTTGGAGCAAAGCAAACGTCAGTGCGTTCATGCAGTCGATTGCTACGGAGATACTTGTTGAGGCTCGCAAGATCCTAGGAGCCGCAAATGTCGCTTGAAGCCATCCATAAAGCCATCTACGCAGCGCTGCAAAGCAAGCACGATGCATACGTGGGCATCCGCGTTGCATCGATGGCTACCCCGTGTTACGTCTACGAGATCACCGGCGCAGCACTTGATTTCGGCATGGGTGGAATTGCTGCCAAGAATCACTGGACAATCTCAGTAGAAGTGCAAGCAATTGGTGACAACATCGAAGACGTCACGGGCCTAGTCGATGACGTTGCCGCCACATTTACGGGCACATACAACGACGTAACCAACCTGTGCAGCATGGTGCTCTCAGAATTTAGCGTGGCGTTCTCTGTCGAGCCGCTTGATGACGGCCGCGAGGACGCAGCGCGTATCGGAACAATCTCACTCACCCTACTTGTCCAGGAGGACTAATCATGGCAATCATCGCAGGCTACGGCGGAACATTTACCCTCGCATTTCAAGGCGCAGGCGCGGCATCGTTCCCCGCTAAAAACATCACTATCTCCATTGCACGGAGTAGTCTTGATGTAACCACCATCGCTGACTTCCGTGAAAAGCGCGCACCTGGTCGATTCTCGCGTACCGCCACGTTTGACATCATGGCGAGTGACTCGACAACGGACAACGTGATCCGGACTCACATGAACCCGACAACCCTTGGCGCTGCAACCATTGTCAGCGTTGCTCTGTCGTTCACCGACCAGGGATCGATTGCCTACACAATGACCGGACACCTGACCAGCGCCACGCGCACAGATGACGGCACCGGCCCGGGAATGTGGTCTCTTACCCTTGAGGAAGCCTGATGCCATTTGACTTGTCTCAACTGATTGCCAAGCCGCGCACAGTAAACGTGCCTGGCGTTGGCGTTGTGATGGTGCGCGAGCCGACCATGGCGGATTATGCTCGCGCACCGGCTGACCCGTACTGGTGGGGCGCTTGCATCACTTGCACCGATGGCAGTCCGTTCGTCCTCAATCACGCCGAACTAGGAAACATCCGAGCAGAACTCTGCTCGGCTCTGCTGGAGGAGATCAATAAACCAACGCGCCCTACTCAAGCGCCGAGCGCAGGCTCTGGCGCATTGCAGATGGGGAACGAAGGATGATGATGCCCGCAGGCATTGCTGCAACTGAACTGACCACCCTTGAGCGGTGCGAGTGGTTGCTTACGGCCTTGGTAGTGAACACATTGCAGCAACCGCCGCAGCGCTGCATCCCTTGGCTAAAGAAGGAACACTATGGCAGATAAATCCATGAAGGCTGTCATCCGCGCCGAAGTTGACCCGTCGGGCGTCATCAAGGGTGTGGCTGCAACCAACCGCGAGCTGCAGAAGTTAAACAGCAAGACCAGTGCCATAGCCATTGGTGCATCGTTCAACATGGCACAGCAGGGCTTCCAAATCCTGATGCGTGCGTTCCAAATGATTGACCGCCGAATGCAAGAGATCACCGCGCTTAGTTCGCGGTTCTCGCCCGAAGCCCAGCGCGGAATCATGGAAACGACCATGGCGAAGATCAACGACGAGATCAAGTACGCCAAGGCATTCGGGCCCGACGTAGCCGGTGCAGAGCGTGCGAAACGCTCTGGGATGGAAGCACGAACCGCTGCAGACTTGGCATCCGCTGGCAGTGGGCAGTTGGCGTTCACGGAATCGATGAAACAGTCTGGCATGACTTTGTTCAACAAAATGATTGATGGCGTAATGATGACATTTACTGACCCAGCAAAGCAGTTCAGCAGGGAGAACATGTCGAGCGTATTTAGCAACTTTGGTTTAGGTCTAGGCACATCCGGAAAAGAGGCAACCAGGGGAATGAGCGACGCACCACGCCGTGACGAACAAGTGTTGATTGAAATCAATAGAACTCTAAAGGGCGGATCCTAATGGGTAGTTTCAGCACCATCGAATTGGCAGGCAGTCGGTCTTACGAACTCGGCTCAATCCCGGGCGAGTCATCGATGCAGATCGTTTACCTGGTGAAGTGGACTGCAGCAACAACTGAAGTTCCCACCGAAGCGCAGATCCTTGCAGCCTGCCCAGCGCCAAACACCCGCATTGATTCCGGTATCTACAGCGGTAATTCGTACCTAAAGACCATGGTGATTCGCACCGTGGACATTCAACCGATCCGCGAGCAGGCTTACCACTTCCGCGTGACTGTCCGGGCCAGCACCCGGCACTGGGGATTCTCAGATCAGAACGATTTCTGCCAGTGCACCCGCGCTACGGTTGTGCGCTCCACATCGCTTTACCGCAAGGGCGCTTCACTCCCGACCGACGGTACTGTGACCTTTTCGGGAGCCGGTGACATTGGCGGCACCAAGGTAGACAGTAACGGCAAGGCAAAAGCCTATGACGTTCCACAGCAATTGGTAACCATTGAAATTCAGTATGACCGCACGCTTCCTTCGGGCAGTCCCGCAGCGGAGCCGTTGTGGTCAACCTATACGTCTTACGTCGGTACGCGCAATGATGCCACGTTCCTTGGCGCTCCCAAAGGCACGCTGCTGTACCAAGGTTTCCAGACAGCACCGATTGACAGCAATTACTACCGAACTTCCCACACGTTTCTGTATGACGCTTGGTACCACCTTGAGCAGATTCCGGCGCCTAATCCAACCGGCGAACCAATCTTGGTTGCCGGCGTGACTATCGGCGGTTTTCCAATCCTGCAAGTGGACAAGGTTGTGTATTTACAGAAGTATGACACCTTTACTAATTTCAACAACATTGTGACTGCCGCACAATTGGCCGCACTGACCGCACCCCAACCGGTGGCGATCGCCTAATGGCAATCCATAACCCTGTCTTCACGTCGAACCTGTATGGCGGCCTTAGCCGGCACGCCATGAACAGTTTCGCGCAGGCAGTACGCCAGGTGAACGCCAACTCTGAGGGCGTGAGGTTCAGCCAGGCTCAGGTGTTTGAACGTGCGCCCACCAAATCTGTCCTGGTAAGCCTTGACTCTGCCACGGCGATATCAGGTGCTGCTAACCGATGGACGTACGCCGTCAAGATATGGTTCCCAACTCCCGTGACAGGTACAGGGATCACGGTTCCAACCAATGACAAAAGCGGGACGTACGCCGCGGCAATCAACCTCCGCGAGTGGCACAACACATCCACGCTTGTTGACGGCATGAACATTTCAATAGCACCAGCTGCGACTGTGGGCCCGGTCGGTTCAATTTATGACTCGGGCACAAGTTCATGGCCGACGGGACAACTTTCCGCGAAGGTGGAATTACACGTGTGCTATGACAGCAGCGGCGCCGTCTTTGCCTACTTTGACCGACCAAACCCATTGAGGTGCACCTGATGCCAAACCTAGACCTAGCGCTTTCGTATCCGTCCGTAGTCATCGTCCCTGGCGAAGAGTGGTCACTTGCCGGAACAGTCCAGGTGGAAGGCACCTCGACCGCGCAGAACCTGACCGGCTACACGGTCAAGGGCAACGTGCAAATTGGATCGACTAACACGCTGAACACCGGCACGTACGCCGTAGTGGTTGCCGCGTCAGGCACGTTCACCTGGACGCTATCGATGGCGCAAACTGCCGCGTACGCGTCCAACTCATGGGGCACGATCGTCCTGTACCTCGACCACGCTAGTACCGATTCGCTGCACATTGCGACGATCGGCTTTCGCACCTCAGCGGAGACCATCTGATGTACACCTCAATGTTTCGCAAGGCGATGCTCGGCGACACGGCGCTACTCGCGCTCGACTTCACCGCTGGCACTGTGCCGACAGCCGTGACGTTCACACGCGCAGACACCACGGCGCGGGCGACCTACATCGATGCCAGTGGGTACGTGAAGACTGTGACGGCCGCTGGCGATGCGCGATTTGATTACGTGGGCGGCGTGGCGAAGGGTTTGCTAATTGAGTCGAGTGCGACAAATCTTGTCGTTCAAGGTCGATATTGTTATGACGGCGGAAACCTATGGGGTGCTAATGCAAACATCAATGTCAATTCAATAGGCGGAACCGCAGGAACTCCAATAGCAAGAATTAACGGCCCAGACAATGGGACGCTGACGGGTACCAGTATTACAAAAAACGCAGGTCCTCAGTATGAACGGCTCTTTACAAACGTAACAGTAACTGCGTCTACGCAATACACCTACAGTATGTGGGTGCGCGCTGGCACTAATGGCGCAACGTACTTTCGATTGGCTCCTTTTAACGGTGGTTCAGCGCTTACCACTGTTGGTAGTTGCAGTGATTCGGGCGTGACAATTAATAACGCATCCGGGTTTGGATCGCAATTCTCTAAT